GAATGCGGGGTGCACGGCGTTGGAGGGGTGGCCACGGGTAGTCCGGAGATCCAATTTCTGATCTCATCCCATTCTTGATTGGTTGATCAGTCATAGTCTCTCCTGAAGTACTCGATCCGAGCGTCTTCCAAGATGATCATCTCGTCGCTACAGACAGTGGCCTCGAACAAGTCGAGGGTGTCACAGAGGTCGATCCCATAGACGTTCAACAACCATATGCATAGGCTGTCGTCGTCCACGAGGTTTTCGGCCTCCATCGTGCGGCGTTTGATGTCCTCGAGGGTGTACCCATTGGAACGAGCGTGCCAGCCTAGAGCATCCACATCGAAAGCCTCCACCTCATCCTTGCACTTCTCCATCTCCATCGCATACCGGCGTAGGAACAGATCGCGGAAACAATGCACGTTCTTGCAACCGAAAGCGTAAGATAACGCCTTGGCTGCCATCGCGGCTGCATCGCTTAATTGTGCGTTTTGACACGCACGTGCGTTGAACCTAACCAGCATTTTGCCGATGAGTGGGAGCATGAAGGGGGTGTCGACTGTGGTGAACAGGCGGCGGGACAGAAAAGTGGCATCTCCGTCAAGTTTGGGAGCTTTCGCCTTGAGTACCATTTTGAACGAGCCCACGGTGTTCATCCACATCTTGAGGTCGAAACGTTTGTTGAGACATGCAAGCAGGTCGTCGCCTAAAATGAGGCATTTGCCCCGGCGATCTTGTAGCATGCATGACACAACGAACATGGTCAAGTTGTAGGTTGAATTGCGGAACGTGGTGTTGGTCGTGCCGGTGGGGAGCTGGTACATTAGAGAAACTTTGAGGCCGAATTCGCGATTGGTGAGGGTATATCTTTCAAGGTCAGACATGAGTTGACGGTACCACACAGGGAAACCCAACCTCTCGAACCAGAGGTTGGTCAGTGTGCACACACTCTTGCGTTGCTCTCGATCGTTGCGACTGTAATCCCCTTCCACGATTTCCCGGTATTGATCACTAATGATGAACTTTGCTAGTTCGATGTCGTCCTTCTTATAACCGAGCATGCACTCAACACGGCCACCGACTTTAAACCTAGCACCAGTGGTGTCAGGTGTGTCGAGGAGCGCCACGAGGCGCTCCATGGCCACCATTTGGGCGGGGCCAGTGACGGCGTTGAAAGCGTCGGTGCCGGCATAGATGATGCGGCCGGCGGCGGACTTATCGAACCTCTTCCCGACGAGTGTCTCGATCTTGACACTTCCGTTCTTGGAAGAAAGTTCTTTGCGGGTGTGTGAATCGATGGCGCTCCAAGCGTCCGTCATTCTCTTTTGTTTTGCAGTGTCAAATTTGGCCAACCACCGAGCACGGTCTTCCTCGTTTTCCTCCCAAGTTGGGAAGAGGAAGGGTAACTCGGTGATGGTCTTGGTAGCCAACGCCAAGACATGGGGTTCAATGTCGTCGGTTGGTCCAAGTTGCAGAAAATTTGAACGTTTGTTCACTGCGGCAAAGTAACTAGTGGGGTCATTTGAGGTGACGATGGGCACACTAGCGGAATGTAACGGGCCGAGCTGATTTACAGGGTCGTTAACGCGTTCGAGGTCAATAGGGGCGCGTTCTGCGATATCATATTTGACCTTCCAATCAATTGCCCTCTCTTGCACGAGGGTCAATTTTCCTTCCAATTCGAATATTGAGCGGTCCTCACCGATGGCTTGGCTCACATTGACGTCGTCGCCCCCCGCCACTTTGCGCTTTGGGCAGACGCGTTGCGATGGGCCGCTGCGTGCGTCTGGTGGCGCTGTGGGCGGGGCATACTGAATTGGTTACTTGCTTGTTTGTTTGTTTGTTTGGGTTTGTG